TCTAATAAAAGAATACAAGCAAATGTCTTATGACCAAATCATTGGACACATAGTAACTTACGCAGAGAGGTTCAATATCCGCAAGTGTCTTGCCGACACAGGAGCAGGTCTTGCTCAGATAGACCAACTGAAGGCCATGGGTCTGAGGATTAAAGGATTCAACTTTACAGTTAATAGTAAGGTGGATTTATTTTCCAACTTAAGATTAATGATGGAAACTAATTCAATAGAGCTACCTGCAAACGATAAATTAAAGTCTCAGTTGATTTCTTTCAGCCAGAAGATTTCACCAACAGGAAAGATGTTATTACACGCACCGTCAGGATTACATGATGACTATGTAGATAGTTTAGCTTTAGCAGCTTACAATCTTAAAAAGAAAAGAGCATCTTTCTTTGTTAGGAAAGTATTAAAACCAAAGCAAAGGTTTAAGAGAAACCTTTAATAACATCAACGGAATTAAAGTATCATCACGCTCAATGGCTTCATTAGGTAACCGTTTCAGAAATAGTTTCAGAACTTTATTTCTGACTGAGTCAGGTAAAGGAAAGGTAAGTACAGTAAGAGGATTTTTCAGTTCATATAATTCAGATTATAATCTTAAAAAAAATTATGATACTTACGAAAGAATATATAAGGAAGTTCCATTGGTACAGGCAGCAATCAATTACACAGCAGACCTTGCTGTTGGAGTCGGTTATGAATTGCTCGGTGAAGATGAGAAAAAAATCCAGAAGGTACAAGAATTTTTAGAAGCCCAAGATTTTCATATGATTGCTTTACGGTTAGCAAGGAATATGTTAATCTATGGTAATGGTTACATTGAATCAGTTAGAGCTGGTTCAAGATTAGTTGAGTTAAAGATATTACATCCGAAGACCATGAGTGTGACTTTATCTCCTGATGGCACAGGAGAAGTTGTAGGATACCGTCAGACTGTATCAGCAAACAAAGCTATTGATTTCACTTCAGATGAGATGGCACATTTCAAGATGAATGTAGTCGGTGATGCTTCAGAAGGAACGTCCGCTATTGAATGTGTAAGGACGGCATTAGCAACTAAGCTTCAGATGGAAGCAGATTTAAGATTAATCTCTCACAGATACGCAGCACCTCAAGTACATTACAAGTTAGGTAATTCAGAGGAACCAGCTACTGAAGCACAGATTGATTCTTTTGAATCTCAACTAAGTGAACAGAATCCTGAGATGGATTTAATTACAGCTCACAATATTGATGCTGGTGTTCTGAGACCTCTAGGTTCTAAGATTGGTGTAGAAGAATTTTTATCTCACATGGAGAATCAAGTTATAGCAGGACTACAAGTTCCAGAAGTAGCATTAGGCAGAGGAAGAAATATTACTGAAGCTACTGCTAAAGTACAGATTGGTATCTTTGATAGACGAGTCAAATCAATTCAAGAAGTCCTTACTCAACAAATTAATATGTTGATTATAGATAAGATAGTAACACCAGGTTCAGTTAAGTTAGTGTTCGGAGAGTTCAGCAAGGAAGATGAAGATGTAAAGGTAAATCGATTACTTAGATTAAAAGCCGCAGGTGTTGTGGACGCAACATATGTTTCTTGGAAATTAGGAATCCCTGTCAAGTTCATTCCTAAGGAAGACCCTTCTCGTGGAGGTGTTCAAGCATTGAAAGGATTAGATGACAGAAAGAAAGACAAGTCTCCTAAGAAAGCACCACTCAAAGAAGGATTTTATTATGTAGACCAAGTAGGAAGTCCTGAAAGAATTAGTAGTAAAGATGAACAATGGTTCAGAGATTACTACAGAAAAGGAGTAAGCCCTTGGTAGTTCCTTTTAAGATTGTTAGGAATCCATATGATTCAAATAAGTGGCAACCAGTTTACGCAGGAGATGATGCCGATGTACAATTCAAAACAACTCACACTCTTTCAAACCAACCAGTAGGTCTTGGAGAACCTGGTAAGACTGATGGAGAACAATGGCCAGAGAATAAATGGAGCACTAAACAAGACCTAACAAATGTTACAGTTACAATGACAAATGCTTTGGACAGAGGTAAACACCCTGAAGATTCACCTCTTAATACAAAACGTAGTTCTTACAATTATTAATTATCTTTAAAAACGTCAAACGATTTAAATTGTTTATGCCAGCAGATTTTAAACGGTGCGTATTAGATGTTACTAATCAACAAGTCGTTTTAAGAAAGCAGGCAAAAGGTATAAAGAGATGAAAAATACAAAAATAAATTTTGTTGTACCTATCGTTGAAAGCTATTCGGAAGAAGCAGTTGAAGACAAAGTTTTTAGAATTGAGGGAGTTGCTATTGAGGAGACAACATCACGTAACAATGTTACGTATGAAGTTGATGAACTTAGTAAAGCAGCAGATTCGCTTATCGGCGTTCCTCTTTTGAAAGACCATGATAATACTATCGACAGTATTGTAGGTAGAGTTACTGAAGCTTATATGGACGGAAAGCAATTGAAGTTCAGAGCAGAAGTTATCGATGAGTCAGTTCAAAAGAAAATTCAAAAAGGATTAGTCACTAATGTTTCTGTTGGTTCCCTAATAGAGGAACTAAAGAAAGTAGTTGAAAACGGTGTGACGAATTTTGTAGCAAAGAGAATGAAGTTTGTGGAATTATCTTTGGTAGCAATACCAGGTATTCCTGGAGCAACATTTTCTACAAGTGTTACAGAAGCGTACAATTCTTTCGAAAGTAAAGAACAAAAAAAGATGGAAAGCAAATTAAAAGCAATCGAAGAAAAACTTGCTCTTCTATTAAAGGAAGACGCAGAAGAATCTGAAGCAGAACCAGAAGAAGCACCAGCAGAAGAAGCTGAAGCAGAACCTGAAGCAGCAGAAGAAAACGACGACGCAGCAGAAGAGAAATTAGTTAATATGAAATCAGAAATTTCAGAATTAAAATCTCACATGTTGGATTTAACAAAGGAAGTAATTAAGTCAAGAGCTATTACTTCTGAAAATGTAAACGCATTACCAGAATGGGTTTCAGGCGAATTGAAAAATGAGCGAGGAAATTACTGGCAAGAGTGGGATATGTCCTATTGGAAAGAAAGACACCCATTAGCAAGACTATAGGAAATAAAATAAAATGGCAAGTACACAATTAATTAATATGCCTGGAGTAACATTCCATGCAGTAGCTAGTGGCGCTGTCACAGCAGGAGATTTAGTAGCCTCCGCATCATCAGACGATGTAATGACTGCAATCAGTCAATCAGGTTACGTAGCATCTGCTGTAGAAGTATCCACAGCAACAAATAGTGACGATTTACTAATCGTGGGAGTAGCCCTTACAGACGCAGCAACAGGAGAGACCCTTTCTGTAGCAACATCAGGACTGTTTATTATGGAAGCAGGAGCAGCAGTCACATCTGGAGCATTAGTAGCACAAGAAACTACAGCTCAACAGATTGAAGACGCAACAGCTTTTGAAAAAGTAATTGGAACAGCACTGACAGGAGCAAGTACATCAGGAGTTTATGTCTTGTTCAAATTAAATATATAGGAGGAGTGAAGTAAAATGAAAACATACAAGACGGAAAGTGGAATATTATCCACAGGAGCAACATCAACAGGAAGCAACGTACTAGCCCCTACTATGGTTTATCGAACCTTGCAAGAAGCAGTACGAAAGAATTTGGTATTCCGACCAATGGCAGCATTGTTAATCGGACCAAATGAAGTTCCAGGACCAGCAGTTAAAGTATCATTACAAGACCCAGACACACTGATTGTACATGAAGTAGCTGAAGGAGCAGAGTTACCATTCGCACAAGAGACATACAGTCAAGTAACATTGACTCCAGTCAAGTACGGAGTAACTATTGGAATTACAAGAGAAATGATTGAAGACAGTCAATTCTCAGTCGTAGAGAAGAACGCAGCAACAGCTGGGTATGCTCTAGCAGACAAAGAAGATAGCTTGGTGGCAGACGCACTAAGTTCAGGAGCAGGAGCAACCGTAACTGGAGGAGGAACTATTTCATTGGCAAACATTACAGAAGCAATGGAAGATTTGGAATCCAACGGATACATGGGAACTGACATGGTAGTAGGTACAGAGGTAGCATCAGATATTAGAAACCTAGCAGGACTAACATCAGCTAACTTGAGTATTGCACCAACTGACTTAGGTATAAGGTTACTTGGAAATATTTTCGGTATGAACGTAGTAGTTTCAAGAAACGTCACAGCTAAACATGCTTTAGTTATTGACAGAGACCACGCATACGCAATTGCGGAAAAGAGACCAGTGACTCTTGAGAGATTTGACGATTTCCTAAGAGATACACACCACATTGTAGCAACAGTAAGAATTGCAACAAGCGTACTACAAAGTAACGCTATTGCTAAGATTACAACGACCTAAAACTAAATGAGTAATAGGAGGACTTTTATAGTTCTCCTGTTATTTATTTATCATAATCAAGAATGGCATTAGATAATCAAATAACCGATAGAGAGTATGGGAAGTTCAAAGAGAGTACATCAACCCCAACACAGACAGGAGTCGCAGTTGTTAACCCAGATGGCTCAGATATTTTTAATCCAGCAGCAGGAATAGATGTTAATGTTCGAGATGGTGCGGGAAGTTCCATTACTTCAACAGCTTCAGCTTTAGATGTCAATGTAGCAAGTGGTACTATAATCGCAAACATTGAAGGTGATTATGTAGATGATTCTGCTTTTACTGTAGCTTCAGATAAAGGACTAATAGTTGGTGGAGTATTTACTACTGACCAAATTGATTCAGGTGACTTTGGAGCATTTAAAATAAATGCGGATAGAGAGTTAGGAGTGTTTGTAGGAGAAGCTTTACCTACAGGTACTAATTCAATTGGAGATATTGCCAACATTACTAATGTAGTAAGTGTAGATGATAATGGTGGAAGTCTAACAGTAGATGGTACAGTTACAGCAACCGTAACAAGAGCAGCACAGCTTGCTTTGAATACAGATACAGGTGTAGGAAATATTAGTGTTCAAATTAATTTAGGTGTGAGTTTCAAAATCTTAGGAGTTAAAATTCATTTCGCAGGAATACCAACAGCAAATGATTTTGTAGTAACTTCAAATAATTTAGCAGGAGGTCCAGCATACGATACAGTTCTTTACAAGGCAGACCCAGGAACTCTTGGAGTAACTGATTTAAATTTTGTTCCAGCAGGAGAATTAGTAATTGAAGCAGGAGAATCTTTAACAATTACATTTACAAACGCAGGAGGAACTACTTACGGCCTAACAACCACTTATGAATTGCTAATGTAATGGTAATCGATACAATAAGATATGACGGATTAAAATACATAGATGCGTATAACGCTGATATAGTAAATAATACTACAATCGGCGGTAATATTACAGTCGGAGGAACTTCAATTTTAACTGGAACTTTGACTGCTAATGGAGCATCAACAATTAATAATACCTTAGATGTAGACCCAAACTCTGGAAGTAATGAAGGAATTGCGTTAGTAAATTCTGGAGGAGGTTTAGCAACTCTAAGTATTGATTCTGGATATATTAAAGGAAATACAACGGAAACTTTATTTGAACCACAAGGTGGATTACTTACAGTTTCAACAGCATCTTCTGGATATACTGAATTAAAGATTCAAAATACGACTTCAAATAAAGCAAAATTATTACTTGATGGTTCATCATTATATGATAATACTTCAGTATTAAATATTGAAGGAGATGGTGGTGTAGCCCTAAGTGGAAAAGGAACTTTATCTTTTATTAATTTTTACACAGGAGATACTAATACTGGTTTTACTGGTAATGTTTTATCACTTGTTTCATTAAGTGAATCTGGTGGAAATTTTGCTACAGGTGAAGTAGTTGTAAATGAACCAGGAGATGATATTGATTTTAGAGTAGAAACAGATACAATAACTAACGCATTTAAAGTAGACGCTGGTTCGGATACAGTTGAAACTAATGCTCCCTTTACAACTAACTCATCATTTACTACAGCAAGTACAGCAACATTTAATAATGGATTCACAGCTTCAGATGATTCAGATGTAACTAAGTCTGGAATAGGTAATCATGGATTTAGAGTTTCTAATGGTCATGCTTCAGGAAATTCAATAATTAAAATCGGTGGTTCAACACTTTCAGATGATGGAACATATTTAAGATTAAATGCTTCAGACCGTTCAGATATAGGTGTAAAAGGAAGTTTACCATTTTTAGTATTGAATGCTGGTAGTACAAATTCAATGAATGATAAAGAAGCAATAAGAATCAATACAATTACAGAAAGTACAGGTGATTATGCGACTGGAGAAATAGTAGTAAACGCAGACCAAGCTGATATGGATTTCAAAATTTATACTGGTTCAACAACTGATGCGTTTATAATAGATTCAGGAGCAGATACAGTTAAAACTAATGTTCCATTTACAGCAGTAGATACTTTTACAGCAGAAGCTAGTTCTGAATTTTCAACTGGACCTGTAACTTTCAAAGGTACAACAGTTACAGACTTAGCAGAGCTTGATTTAAGTGCTGATACTGTAAAAGTTAATTCAGTAGGTGTAAGTCCAATATTTAATATTGATGGCTCATCATCAGAAATTACAGTTAGTAGACCTATCAAATTAGAATTAGCTACAAGTAATATGGCAAGACAGGGAGAAATAGCATATAATACTACTGCCGAGTGTCCAGGAACTTATACTGGTGCTGGAACAACTAAATTAGTAACTGGAGTAACAGCCTTAGGATATTCCTCCGTAGATAATACAAATTTTCTTGCTCAGACAAACGGTTGGAGAGCACCATACGGACTTCCAGATGTTAGTCTTGATGTGATAGCATTAGCTCGAAATCCACCTCTGCCTTTCGGAGGTAGAATTGTAGGGATAGATTCCGCAGTATATACAACTCCAGATGTTGGATTTCCGTTCTTCTTTGCTGTTGAAAAGGATACAGGTAGTGGTTATCTACCATTATGGCCATCTGCTACATTTATAACAAATGGAGATACTGAATCAGCAGCTAATGTTACAGCAGGTAGTCTTGGAACTTATACTTTCGCAGCAGGAGATAAGATTCGTGTAGTTAGAGAGATGGGGTTAGGTCCAGCAGCAACGCCAGATTATTGGCAGTCAAATATTTTTGTTGTATTTGATGTTGAATGTTAATTCAAAACGTTTAAATAATACTTCCGTTTTTAAGTGTTATGGAATTGTCAGATTTGTTTAAGAAACTTGAGAAGAAATTTGTTCAACTTAATATGACTAGCGACCAACATCGTCGAAAGATTGTAGAGTTGAAAGCAGAAACTTCAGCAGCAAAGGCAAGCAACAAAGCTTTGAAAGCTGAACTAGCAGGTATCAAGAGATACCACCAACAATTTTTGATTCGCTCTAAAGAAGCTGTTCAGAATATGGAAGAGATAGATAGAAAGATTGAGAAGATGGAGGAACAAGATGCCAAGAATAAAAGTAAAAAAGAATAAGAAGAGTTCCAAACCTAAGATTTCCAAACCTAAGGAAAAAACAATAGTAGATAAAAAGGTTGAGCGCTACCTTAAGTTACAAGACAGGAACTTCATAGTGTATTTAGGATACGGTACTTATGACCGTTCAGGAGTTATACTTGAACACAGTGTCGTGACTGAAGTTAGTGATGAAGAATTTGCGTGGTTGAAAGACCAATGGCAATGTCATCCTGTTGACGTAACACAGTTAAAGATATAGAATGGCAGCGAGCAGTACAAACGTAGAGTATTTGATAGGCGAGCTATATGATGCTATGGGAGCAGATAAGGCTACAATAGTTACGGCTATGATAAGTCGCGGTGCAAAGTATGTTGAAGGATTCACTGGCGAATCTTCAGGAGATATGTATGATACGGCTGTGGAGACGTGGGCAGCAGTATTCATTCTTCAGAGAATGGTTTCAGGTTCTAACAGTACAAACGCTATCAGTTTGGGAGCAATTAGTATTGGAAAGAAAGATGTAGGAATACATCTTAAGTCTCTTAAGGCTGATGCTAACGCACAACTAAAGGCAATCAATAGGAGTAAAAACCTATTCAAACTGACTCAGCAAATTAACTACTATTAAAAATGGGAGCACTCGGAGATAGCATAAAGACAACTGTCGACAGTATAGTTGATAATGTCAATTTCAGAACAAGCATTACTGTTACACCTAGAACTCCAGCATTAGATTCTTATGGAGGGTATGGAGACATAACAGATAATGAAGGTTCCTCATCTTCAGTATATGGTGTACCTTATGACCAAGTTGAACCAGATTTAATTCCTCATGATTCAGGAGATTTAAAGACTGGTGAAGTTAAAATCATTTTTAAATCAGGAACAAATATAGTTACCACTGACAAAGTAACATTCAACACAATTGATTGGGATGTAAGGCTCGTGGAGCCTATATTATTCAACGATGTGGAAGTAGCCACAATCGTTACATTATCCCCAAGACTTGACAGTATAAACTCGTAGAGTTAAACAATGGTAGTAACTGAAAGCACGGCAAGAGTAGAAATATTCCAGAGTATATATACTATAATTGATTCTAATAAATTAGCAAGTACAACAGTATTGGCAACCTTCCCTGAGAAGAGCCCAACGTTTCCCTGTTATGTAATCAATCCTTCAAATTTAATTAATGATGCTTTAGCATTAGATATGGGTTCAAGAGAGTCAGACTTCAGTATGCGAATTATACTTTATGGTGACGCAAGAGATGGTACTAAGAAGATTGATGAGATGAAAGATAATATAATTGATACTCTTAGAACTACGGCAAACGTTACGTCATTAAAGGCAGATAATATTTCTATTAAAGAAATTAACGATGAAGTAAGTAGCCAGTCAGTATTCAAAAATATGAAGTTGAACAAAGGTTCACTAACAATCAGAGGAGTGTTATTGATATAATGGTTAAGGTATCAATCAAGATTGAAGGAGTTAAAGAACTAAATACTATGCTCAATATACGAAACAGAAAATATAGAGAACATGCAGGTAAATTTGCTGAATATATGAGAGATAAAATTAAAACAATATATTTGGACGAGGCCTCCGATAGTGGAGATTTAGCTGAAAGCGTAAAGGTTAAAGAACTGACGAAAGATTGGTATCAAGTAACTATTGGAGATGCTAAAACTTATCGAGCCAAAGTAGAAAAAGGCAGAAGCGGTATAAATTATGCGATACCTGTAGAGTATGGTATCAAGTACGTCCGTAAGGGAAGAGGTAGATTTGCCTCAGGTCGTAAGTTTCTTTATGCAGCGAACAAATCAGGAAAGCTTGAAAAAGATTCATGGAATATAGTCAAGCGTCGAAGAGGAATTAATGCTATACCTCGCGGAATACATTCTGGGAGAGAGAAAGCGTATAGGGAGTTAGGAAAGAAAAAATGAAATACAAATACATAGGTAGTTTACAATACTACGACGGTAAGCAAACAATATCTCCTGGAGCTATTGTTTCTGAAATGTTACGTCCTTCATTGGAGTATGAAAAGATAGGAGTCCGAAGAGACAAAAAAATAATTAAGGAGGAAAAAGAATAAAATGGCACTATGGCGAGCACCCCATGCAACTGTGATGATGGATAAGACTTCAGAGGTTAACTCTGGAACAACAATCATTGGACAATCTGGAAGCTTAGCTTCATATATGAGTGGAGCAACAGTAGTTACAGGTTCTATGAAGAATGTTACAGTAGTTGTTCCTGAAGGTGAGGTTGAAATGACTAATTTCTTAGGAGTTACATCAAGTTTTCAAAATGCAGACTTAGACAAAAAACCTTTTGGAATGGCTGAATTAAGTGGAACTTTTGTATTAACACGTGATGAATTATTAATGGATTCACAAAGTACACCAGAACATCTATTTTTCGGATTAGGCGATACAACACCAACTGGCTATCATCAATATCAAGCAGGTTTAATAACCAGCGGAGATTATAATAGACCAGCAATAACAATAGTTGTGAAAATAGCTGACGCTTCAGACGAAGTTACGATGGCACTTCAAAACGCACATATTACTAAATATGGCGACGTGAAGATTGACGGAGCAGACGGAGTATGGGAATTTGAAATATCTGCAAAAGCTTTACCAAAAGACTTTGCAATTGAATGGAAGGATTAAAATGAATAAGCTTGAGAAGGCACCCACTATTAGTATTCAAGCTAGTGGGTTCCCTCTCGCTTCTTTCAAGGAGTGGGATGAGAGCTGTAAGACAGACTTTGGAGATTGTAGATGGGTGAAGATAATTCACGACCACAATATGGCAAAGGCTTCTACAGCATTCAACCTGCTACTTGAACGAATAGAAAAACTAGAATTACAATTGGATTTATTAAGTAAGGATGATAAAACCAAAGAGGAAAAAGAATTAATTGTGAAAACAATTGGAGGAGAATTGAAATGAGTAGATTTGGAAAGTATTTAGGATACGCCAAGATTAAAGTTGGCGAAGATGAAATGAACATAAGCCCGACTCTTGAGGAGAAAGAAGAGTTAATGGCTGTACAAATGAAAGCGGAAGGCAAGCTTAGCCGTAAAGATTGGCAGGATTATTATAGAGTCTTTAAACAGATATTAAAAAGAGTGGACAGCGAAGCTACTGAAGAAGAGCTTGACGCATTTTTAATTAGACATGATATGGAGTTTATGTTAGAATTATTTAGAGTCTTTGGTTGGAATTCCGAAACGAAGAGTGACACTCTAAAAAAAAATATAAATCAAGAAAAAGCAAAGGCTTAGTTGAGTTTATGGCTAGACAAAGTGCTAAGGCTAATATAAAAAATATGGATGAGGAATACGCGTTTGCAGCATTGATAATAGAAAAAGAGTTAGGAGCTAACCTTACTCCGAACTATCCTGCTTTGAAATTCGTAGAACAGTTAAACCAATTAGGAGAATATAGAAAGCGAGAGAAGATTGAAATGGAACGTTCTAAAACAGGAGGTGCGCACACACTTAGATAATGGCAGACTTTTCAGACAATATTAAGATAAAAGTAAAATCTACAGGAATAAAAGAAACCACAAAAGGATTCAAGGGAATGACTGCAGGAATTTCCGGAGCAGAAAAGGTGCTAGCGAAATTTAACGCAACAGCTAAAGGGACCAAACAAGCAACATTAAGGCCAAAAGATATAACCGAAATGAAGAATCGGGCAAATAGACAAAAAAATATTTTAACAGAGATGTTCCAAGATACTGCAAAAGCTACCGAGATAGCACAAAAAAAAGCTGATAGAATTGCTGCGGCAAGGAGAGCTGTTCAGAAAACAGCCACGTCAGATTTATATAAAAACAATATGCACCACTTCAACAAAGCTCTCCAGGACCAGGCAGACGCAAGAGCACGGGCAGGTAGAGACGTGAAGAGTGGTATGGCCGAGAGGATTAGGCAACAGGAAGAATTGCAAAGTCGGCGAAAGTCAATTGCTAATGCCTTGGGAGAAAACCTGGACTTCGAGAGGCAGAAGAGCGAGCAAGCTAATGCAGCCATCGTACAAAGTTTAAAGTCTAGAGGTGAAGCTGTACAAAAATTCAGACTTCAAATGAAGAAATTATCTTTCATGTTTTTGACAATGGGATTGTCAATGTTATTCGCAGGTATGGCTCTCAAGAGATTCGGAACTACTGTGTTGCGAAGTCTAGTCAATACTTTTAAACAAGCAACAGAAGGAAGCAAAACATATGCTAGAACAATTGGTAAATTGGAAGCAGCTTGGAGCTTTCTCAAATTCACAATAATGGATACGTTCATGCAAACCAAACTTGGTACACTAATTATTGAGAAATTAATTGAGAAGTTAAACGAATTAAGTGAGTGGATTCAAGACCATCCTAATTTAGCAATAGCAATTGTTGGCGGTTCAGCAGGGTTGGTAGTACTTGGAACGGCAGGGGTTATTATTGGACAGCTTACAACTGGTCTGAGTGCGTTATGGGGGACACTAGGAAGGTTTGCTGAAGTGGGTAAAGGTTCTACGATGAAGGGAGTAAAGAATGCACTCAGAGCAGCTGTAGGGATTGGACCTACGAGAACTGCCACTGGACAATTAGCAAAAAAGAAACCAGGAATCCTAGGAAAATTAAGAGCTTCCAGAGTTGGACAAGTAGGTACAAAAGCTAAAGGGATATTAGGAAAAATACCTGGAGTTTCCAAAGGGATTGGTGGGTTAGGAAGACTCAGTAGGGTCCTATTTAGAATACTCAAAGTATTCGGTAAAATATTCTTAGTAATCACAATCATCACCGCTGCATGGGATTTCTTTACAGGAGTAATTAAGGGATTCACCAAAGCGTCTGATAAAGCTAATAAGAAAAATGAAAACTTCAATAAAGGAATGAAAACTTTGAAGGCAATTCTCAAAGCATTAGTAGGTGTATTACTTCTTGTAGGAGACACATTTACTCTTGTCTTTACAAAAGTAGGTGAACTTGTTGGTTGGATATTAGTTAAGATTATTGAACTTGTTGGTTGGTTGTCGCAGATTGCAGATAATAAATATGTAAAAGGAGCTATTGAAGTAGGAGGAAAGGCAGCAAGTTGGGTTTCAGATATGATAACCCCTGCCGCTCAAGGAGGAATTGTAACTTCTCCAACAACCGCATTGATTGGTGAAGGAGGACCAGAAGCAATTATACCTCTAGCGCGAGGAGGACAAACAAACAACATGGGTGGAGTTAATGTAACAGTTAATGTAAGTAACCCTGGAGCTTCAGCTCAACAAATCGGAAGTGCGGTCATAGAAAATATTCAAAGAGAACTTAGAAGAAGCGGATTGGGGTCTGGATTATAATGGCAAATATTTTATTACAGCACACAAGATTCTTAAGACAAGAGAACGGTACAGGTACTGATGTTAGTACTTATAATGCTACAACTAATCCTTACGGTATAAGAATTATAAACAATAGTGGAACTGCTATTGACGATGTAGGTAATGCTTTCAAAGTACCTGTAACAAATGTAAATATTACTAAAGGTGTAGGAGTTTCTAGTGAACCGAGGTTGGATATTTCAACAGGCGACCCTGAACCTACTGCTGGAAGTACTGATGCTTTGAATATAGAGTTTAGTTGCTTATTCAATCTTGGAGATACAACAGTAAATGCTCCAGTAACTTTTGATTATAATCATAGAGACGTATTAGGTTTCTTATTCTTAATGAGCCGAACTAAAGGATTAATAAAATTGTATATCGATGATACAACTACTGCGGATTCAAATCTTTTATTACTAAAATCATTACCAGTTATCTATAACCCTCAGTCTTCAGATGTTGAACGAGGAACAGCAGCGGCAGGAGGAGCCATGCTTCCTAGTGCAGCTTCAGAAGTTGACTCAGGTGTAAACTATGGACCTTACTGGGTTCGTGTGAGAGGATTTTCTATGAGCAATACTCCAGATACTCGACAGGTACAAGGAACAATTTCATTCACAGTAGATTTAAGTTACACTTCAACATAATGGTATACCAAATATTAATTACTAGGACCAGAGGTTTTGAGACCGCAGTAGAACTGACAGAAGAAATATCTAATATTTCAATAAGTAGAGCTTCAGGTAATAAGAATTCAGTTGCTACAATAAATTTTATTAATCCTAATAAATCATTAATTGATACAAGTTCAGATGAGGTTAAACAATTTAATGAGTTTATTCAGTTTGATGATATAATAAAAATTGTCGTATCCAGAACAAGCATTAATCCTAATAGCATTGATACGGAAGATATACTATTTGTAGGGCTAGTAACTGGACTAAGTGGTTCAATGGATGGAAGCAGTTTCGGTATATCAGTTAGTTGTGTTGACTTAACTGATTATTTATTGTCAAAAGTAACCAGTGCTAATTATAATGGTGTTACTTCTCTAGATACTTCGTCTGAAATAATTGAGAACTTAGTTCAGCAATGTAATGATAATCATGACTTTTCTACAATGATTAAGACTCCAAATGCTACAACAGCTGGTGGAGGTGGGAGACCTGTCGGTGGAGATATTGAAACTACTACTAATACTATAACTTTTTCTTCTAGTTATCGTACAGTTGCTGAATTGATTAAAGAATTATCAATACCAACTTACACTGCTGGAGCCAGAATGGCCACATATTATATTGACGAAGAGAGGAACTTCTTTTGGTGGATTCCTAAAAACAAAGGAAGCACTACAATAACTTCCACAATAACTTCAACTGACCTTACAATTCCTGTAGGCGATGTAACTATCTTTACAGATGGCGGAGGCGTAGCTACAATTGGAGGAGAACTACTAAGGTATTCAAGTCTATCAGGTAGTAATCTTATTGTATCTGATACAAAGGAGCGAGGTATTGCTGGAACTAAAGCAGCAGCACACACTTCAGGAGATTCAATAGAAAACACTTTAAAATTTGTAGTACCTTATTCAGGTTCTGGCGCTGGGAAAATTCTTTCTGGCTCGTTTTCTACAAGTACTGATGATGTAGTTAATATGCTTATTATAAGAATGGGTGTTGATAAGAAGCAACAACCAATTGTTTGGTATGCTTATAATCCAAACACAACTACTTCAAAGATAAGGATGAAAATCTTAGATAGACCAGACTTTGGTCAAAATTATTATGCTAATTTAATAGCTCAAGGAGGAGGTAATGCTTTAGTTGAAACAGCATTTGATTCATCAGACACAACGATAACTTTAAATTCTGCTGCTTCAGGTTTTCCAGCGTCAGGAGGATTCATAAAAATAAGTAGTGTTGATAATTATGAGATAATTGAGTACACAACAATGACAGCTAATGCTCCTAATTATGATTTTACTGGTTTGACTAGAGGTTCACTAAACACTGCCGTATTAGAAAATGTTGAGGTAGAAACTATTGCACAGGATTATTCAAATATTGGTTCGATGTCAAATGATACTATAAGAGCGGAAATAAAACAAGAAGGTGTTAATTTTGGTCAATCTTTCTTTAGTACAAACAGAGAGAAGTTAAGGTTCAGGTTAAGTATTGAAGGAAGTAAAATACAACCAGGTGAGTTTGCAGAATTAACAATACAAGATTTAGGAATAAATAAAGCACTTGCCAGAATATCAGATGTACAACATACAATTGATGGTAAATCTTGGACAACAGAATTAACAATGGAGGAAGACGATACTGAAATAAATTAACATGGTACTAACAACACAAGGAAAGAATTTAATTAGAGATTTGATTGATGCCGATTTAAGTCAAGGTGAATTAGGAACGGATAATTCAGCACCAAGTGAAACCGATACAGGTTTGGGAACTCCAATTGCTGCTACAATAAAAAGTTTAACAACAGCAACTACAGATAAACAAATTAGTATGGAATATACTTTGGATTCAGTTACTGGAAATGGTAACACTTATACTGAATTTGAAAATCAAGTAGCAGGAGGAGGAATTAATAGAGTAACATTCGCAGGTATAGCTAAAAATTCAGCTATGGAACTGAATGTAGTAACTGTATTATTCATAAAATAAATGACTGAAGGAATTAGTGGAACAATTAAGGACACTCAAGGACTTAAAAATGTAAACGCAGATACAGTTCCTTTATTTGGTTTATATACTGAAAACTTAAATGTAGATACATACACAACAAGAGTTAGAACTAGAAGTATCGCAGGTACAATTTTAATCTGGGGTAACTCAGGATTCGGACAATGGGGTACTTATACTTGGGGTTCGACGGCGAATGTTTCATTCATCTTAGGGAATACTCTAGCAGGGATTTTAGGAACTGCGACCTTAGGAAGTAATGCTTCATCGTGGTCAATACTAAGAGTTATTAATCCAAATAATATCTGGAAAGAATCGCTGAGAACTGATAGTTTCGAAGATACAACAAACACTACAGCTACTTGGGATACTACAAATTTCAGGTGGACTTTCACAACAGGGCAGATTATTCAGACTTTGGCATTTTACCTTGACCAGACTACAATTACAAATGCCACTTTAACAATAGACAGTAGCAGAATTACAACACCAGCAAATCTCTCTTACGAATTATCAGCAGACGGCGGTACTAACTGGGAAACAGTTACTCTCGGAACAAAGCATACTTTCACAAACACAGGCATTGATTTGCGGTTGAAAGTAACTGCGAGTGGAGCAGCAACAATAGATGTTGATGACTCTGATGATGTCTCAATTCCAATAGAGGTGTCGTATAATCAGTAAGGCTTAATAATAAGGAAGGTATATTAAAAGAAAAGACATGGCAATTAAAGATGGACAAGTAGCAGACGCAGACGATGTTATGAATGCTTTTGGATTAGCATTTAAGAATTCAATGAATGCTTTCTTTAACTCAGACTATGATGGGTGGAATGCGAAGTTAGCAGACACGGGAAGTCCACAAGTCAAGAACTTGCTTTATGATACTTTACAAACAGACAGTGCCGATGTTAATAGTTCAGGATGGTATTATGATAGTACCGATGATTTGTATAAAACTTTAGATTTAAGTAAAGGATATATTATTATTGAAGCAGCTGATGCCACCATAAGTTGGTCTTCAAATGATTGTTCACTTCTTAAGCTAAGTTCAGGTCAATGGATATTATATTATACTGGTATAGGTACTGCGGAAGTTGCTCGTGCGCAATTACAGAAGAGTTTATTTTGGGGAACTAATGGTTCTGACGACCTTATCCTTGATTTTACTAGCGTAACTAAGTTGGCTACTTCTGACGCAAACGATGTTGGCAAGAAAGCATATCGTGGAAAAGTTGAGAATGGGAGTTTGGCAGGAACTGAAAGTGGAAAATATACTGCTACAGTTACAGGTTCTGGAGGAAATGATAGTATCTGGACAGTCGTACAAGGTAATGCCACTTCACAACATGACTTATATGTTGAAGTTGTAACAAATGTAGGTACACCTCAGAGTTCTACGAATGGAGGTGTAGATAAAATGGGAACCGATATGAGTTCTGATGAAGGTACTTATACATCTATTGAACTCAAACTTATTGGCGCTGCGTCCTCACCAACTTATTGGGTTGGGACAGGACACACTACTGCCACAATCTTAACTGATGGCTCAGTTTCATGGGTGAAAACCGTAGCAGGTGGCGGAGCAGTTCTGGGAGATATTACTGCCACAGACGTAGATTATTCTACTACTCATTCAATACCTGCGTTCACAGCAGTAGGTACTGAAGTAAACCCATCAACTCTTATATTCAAAGACACCACAACAGCAACAGTAACAAACACGCTTAGCACATGGAACGCAAGTATTGATGCTACGAGTACCTTTGTTGCTTCAATCTCATACGACGGTGGTAGTAATTACGAAACAATAACTGACGCAACAGTAGCAAGAAATACAAATACAGGAACAGCCGTGTGGTTGAAATTGGTTAACACACGAACAGATTTAAGTAAGGTAGATACAGTAATGGAGTGGGCAACAGCCTATAATTGGTATTAAAATGACAACAAGTAGATTTGAAGATTTAAATGTGAGAATGGTTAACGTAGAGAGAAAGCTGGACAAGCTTATGACCTTGCTACAAGACAAAGCTTTAATGGATGCGACAGATAAAAGTAATATGGACGCAATGATGATTGCTCACGCAAACCCTTACACTTTCGAAGTTATGCCAGACTTAGCTGGGCTTGACCCAATCGTAGCACAAGCCGTATCTGGATTGGATACTAAGAACGAGAGCAAGTTAATCCTTTACGCAACATATTCAATAGGTGAATTAACAGCATTAGGTCTGGTTCCAGACCAACCAGGACAACCCTTTAATGATGGAGGTATGAAGATGGTTGATGTTTCAGCAGACGGAACAATCACAAACATCGTAGTAGCATAATATGGCAAGCGCAGGAGATTTCCCAAAAGTAGATGGTGACGTGTATTACGGACAAGACGCAAGTCAAGTCTGGGCAGCGGGAG